GGGTGGCGCGGCCCTCGCGCTTGCGTTGGACCTTGGCTTGGACATTGGGCATCGGTGGACTGTAAATATGGTACACTATGTACAGTGAAAGTGTTCGCAGTTGGTGGGTTGCGAACGAGGAGGCCTGCGGAACCGCGGTTGGCCAGTGCCGCGTGCGTCGTATTTTGACGCCCGGTGTGGTCGCGCCCCGGTTGGGGCGCGTGGCGAGTTATAATACAGGGTAAGGGTACACACCGCTCATCTTCGGCTGGCACTTCTTGTGCTTGCGGCTGCCTACGCACTTGCCGCACTTGCAGTCACCCTCGACGCAGTAAGTGAGGCTATCCAGGCTCGCGTTGTGACCCTGCCACTCGGGCGAGATGGTCGTCGCGCAGCCGTCTACCTCCAGGATGCGGTCAATGACTGGATGCAGCAAGTCCTCGTCCAGGTGCACTGTCAACAGGTAGCGCTCAAGCGCCTTCAGGTCGTCGACCGGCAAGCCGTAGATCTCAGAAAATGTGAACCACGACTCGGGGTCGACCTGGAGCCACTGGCGCATGCCGAGCGAGTGCTCTTCAAAAGACGGCACAGTGGCACCGCAGGCCATGGCCAAGCGCAGATAGTAAGTGCCGAGGATGGGGACGTGCGACGTGTCCATCGCCAGGCCGAGGTAGCGGGCCGCGATGAGGTTGACGTCGTTTGAAAGACGGAAGCTGCAGGTGTAGCCGGCGCGGCGCAGAATGCGGCCAGGGATGGGGTAGACTGCCGGCACGCGCACACCGTCGAGATACGCGTATATGAACCGCCGCTGAAGAAAGCTGCCCTTGTTGAACGGGACTGGACCGCCCGTAAGCTTATGGCCGAAGCACTCGGCCGCTTTAACGAGCTCGACCTGCAGACGCGGAAGCTGATGCAAAGGCGCGATCATGAGCTGGTCGTCTGAGTAACTCAGGTCGGTCGTGCGAGCCGCGTCGTCGCCCAGGTCTGCGCGGTCCGCGCCCAGCTCGATGATCATCGCGTTAGCCAGGCCAGTGCGCAGGTACGTTGTGATCGCGCCAGACGGGTTCTGGTCGCCGTGGAGCTCGCCCTTCATGGTGACCCCAGGGACGGCCAAGTTGAACTCGTTGCGCTTGGCGCCGCGTTCGGGGACATCCTGGGTGAGCAGGTTGATGGTCGCCGCTGAGTAGTGCTGTGCGGCCAAGCGCATCAGCAGAGTCGTCGTCCACGTCATGCGGAGGTCGCTCGCGCTGGCGTCTAGCTCGATCACTTTGTCGGGGCATCCCGCGCGAAGCCACGCGTCGTGCCAAAGGCGGGCTACCTGCGGGCCACTCATGCCATAAGCCACCTTGCAGATGCCCTCGCCCTCGATGGTGGCGGCTGCCATGTCCTTAGCAATGGCGCTGGCAGCAGGACCGCCCTTGACGATGCTGGGCAGGTTGAGGCCTACGACCAATCGCAACGCCTTCACACCCTCGAGCAACTCGCGCTTCACGATCACGTTGAGACCCTGGTCGGCCTTCGCGTGGGTGGAGTCCTCCTCGAAGTGCAGAGGCGGCAAGTCCTCGGCGATTGCGCGGCGCGGCACCTCCTGCTGGTATCGCTTGCGCCGTGGCCCGTCGCGCGTTGCGAGCCACTCCGTAGTGG